GCATGGTTTTGTTGTGTTTGAGTGGACTAAGTAGTGCGTTTGTACTAGCGGACAGAGGAAATCATCGCGAGGCTATGCCGGTGACCCTCATCTCTGCTGGAACGTATGAAGTAGCCGCCGCCAATCAGCCGCGACTCAACAGGCAGCCTCCTGCTGCCCCAGCCATTTAACTCCAGCATCGGCTGCTTGTAGTGCAACCGTGCCCGCTGGAGCGCTTCTTGCAAACTCGTCGCAATAGTCATGCAACGGTGGACCGTTTTTCCATTCACTAGCGTCATCGACACCAGCCGTTCTTCCGTGAAAGTCGCATTCATACCAAAAATTCCATTCATAGGGTGAAAGTTCCGTCGTCATCAAAGTCGCTCGCGTCGCCCGCGAAAACGCATTCACTGTCTTCTTCCCCTGGAACGCATTCATCAGAATCGCCATTCATAGGCGTTTTTTGCCATTCATAGGGTTCAAGCCATCCAACGACTGGCGGCTGAGCATTCCCTGGATCGTTTGTCATAAGAAGGAGGCGTAGTGGGCCCGCCAGAAAACTAAACGACCCACCCCTGGTACGTCAAGTCTCCCAGCGTGAGTCTCATGAGTCTCGGCTTATTGCTATTGCAACGCATTCTCAACAAGCAAGCACAAAGAAGGGCAGCCGACCAAGCTAGGCCGACCACCCACGGGTAGTTTGTTTGTACTAGCGGCCTGGGGCGTCACATTTTGCGGGCTTTCGCTTCGGCTGCGATGTAGGCGCTGGCAAACTTCGCTATGGCTTCTGGGTCGCCTTGCTCTTCCGCCGCTTGCAACAGATCAAAGAGAGAATCGAGCGCTTGAGAGACGCGAGAAGGTCTGACCGGTTCCGGTAGCGCTTCCCGAATCCAGCGGTAGGCGGTAGCCCGTGGGACGTCATCAGCTATCAGCGCCGAGGCTATCTGCTGGCGGGTTTGGCCGTCCGCTGCTAGTTCCGCGATTATCGCGGCGGCGTGTTCCCTATCCATCACACAAGCTCCAATCCGAGCCAAGCTCGAACACGGTTAATCCGCTGGTACGTTGCGGCGGCGCCATAGCGCTTGAAGTAGCGGTCCTGTTCTGTCCCTAAAGACGAGAAACGGATTGAGGCCCAGTGCCAAACAGCTAACGCCGCTTGTCTCTCGCGTCCGCTTAGCTGGGTTGTGATCTGCTCCCAATCGTGGCCTAGGTGTTTGAGCGCTAAGCGCTTAGCTGTGTCGTTCGCCATGGTGCGGCTTGAAACTACGCAAGCGACACTAGGCGAGCACAATACAAAGCGCAAGTGATCCGGTGAGATTGGCGTGAGAATCTCACAGAATCTCATGGGTCAGCGGCTGAAAGCGCTTGCTATGACTGGCGCGGGGTGAGATTACGGCGAAGTGTGAGAATCCCATAGGTTGACGGCTGGGGCGTCTGATGTATTGTGTGAGCGAACAACGGAGCACCACCCATGCCCCAACCTATTGACTGCGTCACCGCCGACCCCACGTGGTGGGACTGCCCCACGCTGGACACTGACCTCCACATCCTCAACAGCTTGGGGGAGCCCCTCCCCTTGCCTGATCACATTGACCCTGGCGCGTGGGTCTCGGATCAGGAGCCCGCGCTGCTGCGCTGGTTCGCCAAAGAGACGCATCAGCAGTACCGGCACGTATGCCGAGACAACACCTACAACAGCGACAACGACTTCTCGGCTAACTTCGTTTTCTCGGTGTACGTGCCGGAAGACTGCGCGGATAGTTGGTGGTGCGATGACGCTTTCATCATTGTTGAGAGGCACCTAGGCGGTGATGTGCGCGGCAATTATGGGCCGTTTGCTGTGTTTCGAGTGGATCAGATCGGGGAGTCTGGGTTCTTTGACTGGGTCGTTGGCTGGCGCGCTGAGCCCATACCGGCTGATGCTGACCCAGAGTGGCCAGACCTTACCCGCTGGAATGATCGCTTCGCTATCGGATACAGCCGGTGGCCTACCGGTGAAGTTGGGGATGCACTAGTAAGCAAGGAACCCGCTTGGTGCGACACCCGCAAAGCTTGGCTGGCTCGATTGCAGGGCGTCCCCTTCCCAGTAGTGCTTCGCCCTGTCTCTCCCTTCTATTGCTGACGCGATTGTGACTGAATGTTAAGTTTGTGTCGGGTGGTCGCGATTGGCTGCCCGATGCTGTAGTGTAGTGCAAGAGAACGGACCCCCACCTTCAGACCGCTTCTCTCCCTAGTCCGATGCTTACCACCGCCACCGCCTGCCTGCTAGCGCTGCTGTTGTTCCCGGTCCTGTTGCTCCTGTGGGCGACAGAATCCAAGGGCCAACGGATCCGCCGCTGGCGTCGCTCAGGGCTCACTTGGCGTGTCTGTGCTGAACGCCTGGGCGTCTCTCCTTCCACTGCTAGGAGGTGGGCGACTGCCTGAAACATTCCGCAACACGGGGACGCAATCCGTCCCCTTCTGTGATACAGTATCAACAAGCAAGTCACCCATGCTTGCACCGCTTCTTATCCCATGGACCACACCATCGTTCTCAACGCCATCACCACTGAACTCGTCGCTTGGCAGGCTGACGGCAAGGAAGCATCAGACGCCTTGGTACGCATCGCGGAGATCTTGCACGATACCGGCAGACTCGAGGGCCGCCTGCCTGACTTCTACGCTCGCCGCGATACCTGAAACTTTGGAGCGCCTCTAAACGGAGGCGCCTCCCCTCATCCTGAGACCGTCCAACAAAAATTATCAATTCCACCGCTTCCATCAGTCCTTCTTATCAATCTGACCATGCGCTTCTTCTACGTCTCCACATTTGCTCTCGCCGCTACCGTTTCTGCCTGGGGTGCGGTCATCTGCGCAGATCAGGCACGAGACATGCTCAGCAGCGGCTCCATGGCGCGTGCCGCCGAGCGCTATGCTGTCCCACTTGTCGGCATGGCCGCCCTGTCCCTGGCCTGCCTGGGCACCGCTGCTGGCGCTTGCACCGATCGCCGCTATTGAGAACCGCTTGCAACAATTAATGAGAGCCGTTCGCAACAGGGCGGTTCTCAATAGGGGGGCGCAGTTGAGAATCGGGGAGGGGGGAGAATGACACAGGGAACCTGCATAAATACGGGCCATTTCCTATTAAAGTAGCACAGGAGGGGGCAGGGGTCAAGTTCTGTACTGTGCTACACCCCCTGGCCCCAAAAAATACGCACCACCGGCAAAAAACCACCGAAAATGTTACGATCCAACCAAAAGGTTGCCCTGGAACGATGCCAGAAGAGGAAAAGTACGAAATCGAATACGGCCAAGGAATCAGCGATGAAGAATACTGCGACCCAAAAACTGTGGGCAAGAAAAAGCGACCATTCGGCCTCCGCAATAACGCTGCAGTAATCGAAAACCGCGTCCAACGCCTCTACAAACGCCAACTCGAAGGACTTACCTGCCGCCAACTCGTCTTCGATCACGCCGAAAGAGAGCAAATCGCCGTCGCCACTGCCTGGCGCGACTGGAAACAAGTCCAAGCCCTCAACAACGAGGACTTCAAACTGGAACGCGAGAACATGGCAGGCCGCATCTTCTCCATGCGTAACCGTCTATTCAACGCCTCAGTGAAGCGCGGACAGATGGCAACCGCCGCCCAAGTTTTGGACTCCCTCGCCAAGATGGTCGGCTGCGACGAAGTCGAAGAAAAGGGCACCAGCGTCCCCGAAATCAACATCAAAATCGAACGCGAGTAATACAATATCCTTAACCGAAGAAAAACATGCGCATCCTTGTTGCATGTGAGTACAGCGGGCGTGTTCGTGATGCCTTTATTGCCCGAGGTCACGAGGCCCTTTCTTGCGACCTACTCCCAACAGATACCCCTGGTCCGCACCACCAAGGCCCTGTTGAGGATGTCCTCAACGACGGCTGGGACGTAATGATCGCCCACCCTCCTTGCACCCACCTTGCAGTATCCGGCGCCCGCTGGTTTCATAAAAAGCAGAAGGAACAAGCAGAGGCCCTTGACTTTGTGCGCCTGCTACTGAACGCCCCTATACCAAAAATTGCTTTAGAGAATCCCATAAGTGTCATCTCATCAAAAATCCGCAAACCCGACCAGATAATTCAACCTTGGATGTTTGGGCACGGCGAAACAAAGGCCACTTGCCTTTGGTTAAAGAATCTAAAGCCGTTGGTGCCCACCAAGATAGTGGAGGGCCGGGAAGCTAGGGTTCACCATATGCCCCCTGGGGCGGACCGTTGGAAACTACGTAGTTTGACTTACCAAGGAATTGCGGATGCTATGGCTCTGCAATGGGGTTAAATGCCTAAATCCCTCGACTTATCCCTTCGCCCCGCCCAAGGCGAAGTATTTAGCGCCACCAACCGATTCCGCGTCCTCGTCGCAGGCCGCCGCTTCGGCAAATCCTATCTCGCCTGCATCGAACTCCTCAAAGCAGCCCTGGAACGCCCCGGCGAAACCTACTTCTACTGCGCCCCCACCTACCGCATGGCGAAAGACATCGCCTGGAAAACCCTCAAAAAGATCATCCCCAACTCCCTGGTACGTAGCAAAAACGAGACCGAACTCCGCATGGAGCTGGTCAATGACTCCACGATCGAACTAAAGGGCACCGAAAACGCCGCCGCCCTGCGAGGCCGCTCCCTTTCGGGCGTCGTCCTCGACGAAGCCGCCTTCATGGAAGCGGAGGTCTGGTTCGAAGTCCTCCGCCCCGCCCTCGCGGACAAACAGGGCTGGGCATTATTCATCTCCACGCCCGAGGGCACCGCCAGCTGGTTCTACGACCTGTGGTGTTACGTAGACGAAGACACCACAGGCGACTGGAAGCGCTGGTGCTTTACCACAATCCAAGGCGGCAACGTCCCACCGGAAGAAGTCGAAGCCGCCCGCGCCCAACTCGACGCCCGCACCTTCCGCCAAGAATTTGAAGCCAGCTTCGAGAACCTCTCCGGCCTAGTCGCCATCAGCTTCAACGACGCCAATATCGACAAAGAAGTCCGCGACCTCCCAATTCTCCCCCTCCTCCTCGGCGTGGACTTCAACGTGGACCCAATGAGCGGCATCTGCGCCGTCAAAAAAGGCGACGAACTCTGGGTCTTCGACGAAATCATCATGACCGGCGGCGCCACCACCTGGGACTTCGCCGAAGAAGTCATCAACCGCTACGGCGTGGAACGTCGCATTGTCGCCTGCCCCGACCCCACCGGCGGCGCCCGCAAAACCGCTGGCGTTGGAGCGACCGACCACAGCATCCTCCGCAAATCGGGCTTCAACGTCTCCACACCACGCAGCCCCTGGAAGATCCGCGACAAAGTCACCGCCGTCAACACCGCCCTCCTCGACGCATCCGGCGCCCGCCGCTGCAAAATCCACCCCCGCTGCCGCGAACTCATCAAAGCCCTCCGCACCCTCACCTACGCCCCTGGAACGTCCCTACCCAACAAAAACCTTGGCGTTGACCACGCTTTTGATGCTTTTGGCTATTTATGCCTTCAAACCTTTAACCTTGCCAAACCCGAAGCTATCGGCAAAACCTCCTATCGTGTTTACTAACCGCCAAAAAGTCCAAGTAGACTAAACCAACGGCGCTGGAACGATGGCAAAACGCGGTCTATACAGCAACATCCACGCCAAACGCAAACGAATCGCCGCCGGATCCGGTGAAAAGATGCGTAAACCCGGCTCCAAGGGCGCCCCAACCGCTGCCGCCTTCAAAAAAGCAGCCAAAACCACCCGTAAACGGAGGAAATGATGGCTCTTATCATCTCTCGCGGCACCAACCTGGTCGAGCACCACGAATCAACCCCACTAACCGCCGTTGACGACGCGCTGGAAGTCCACGCCGACAGCAGTGAGTTCACCTTCGCGGCCATCGTAACCGGCAGCGCCAACTTTACCCTTGCCTTTGAATGCAACTTCAACGGCGGCGGCACCTGGTTTCAACTCGACACCAGCAAGACCATCAACTCCAACGGCCAGTACGCCTATTTCTATACCGGCAAACCCGCAAACAAAGTCCGTATGCGCATCTCAGCCATCAGCTCTGGAACGCCCAGCGTTGTGCCGATC